TGACCGTGTGTGACTTCTGGCTTCTCGCGAATAGAGTCGAGCTTTTTGTTTAAATCGTAAAAAAATGTCATTTGGATTATCCTCGAGGTTGAGCGCCAGTTGCTGGCTTGGGTTGACGTTTGATATTGCTGAATGGACTCTTGTCACCCATGGGCAATTCGTTTGTGGTTTTAGCAGGAGGTGTCTTGCCCCCAGCCACTGTGAAGTTACTCTTGTAAGCGTTCTTCACAACTTCATGATCGTATGGACCAGTTGCGTAATCTTTCTTCAATGCTTTTTGTTCAGCATCTGGAGCAGGGTACGGACTATCCAACAAGTCTTTGTTTTGATCTTCAATCTTGGCAGATTCAGCGTTCATGCTTTCTTCGTATGGAGTGGCCATCATAACAATACGATTTGGATCCAGCCCTAGTATTTGTGCCAGTTGTTTGATCTGTGGCTCAATGGCCGGGTACTTGAATTCCACATCCACAATGCTCATTGACTGGTTGGGAAATGCTGGAAAGTCTGGAATCTGCTTGCGAACTGGAGTGCTCTTGGCATTTGACATTTTGACAATATCAAATTGAGCACACTTGTCTTCAAGCTCTTTAAAAAAGCCGGTGGGCACATCACCTACTACCTTGATGCGGTAGTTGTATGTACGTTCACTTTCAGCTAGGTATCTTGCAAATGGTTTCATATTCAGTATCCTGTTGTATATTTATTCTTTTTGTGCGTTTTGGCCTTTGCCAATAATACGTTCCAGCAGGTCATTGCGGCTCAAAACCACTCCGTGTGCTGTTTGTGTGGAGGCCAGGCCGTCGTTTTCTTTTGAATCTAGCACTTGTTGCTGTTGATCCAGGCGCATTTTCTTCATTTGCAGATCAATCATCTTGAGCTTTTTGTCTAGTTTGGCTGTTTTTGCTGTGATAGCATGCCCCAGCATGTTTGATGCTACTGAAAATATCTCGCTGGCAAATCGGCTATCCACTTGCATGCCCAGATCCATAAGATCCTTGTAACTGGCTTTGGCTAGGTCACTGAGATCGTCCATTTCGGCATCAGATGATTCAAGCCCACGTACAGCGGGCAAAGCATTGTCTACCTTGTCAATGGCGTCATTTAATGCTTGTAGAGTTTCTCGGTTGGTAGGAAGTGCGGGCAGAGCAAGGTCTACTTCTTCCTCAGTGGGCGGGAGATCAAATAGTTCTTCGAGTTTACGAGTCATGCCATATTTATGGACTAGGCTCGACCGTTGTGAAACATATCCTGTTCTGTGACCACTCTAAATGTGAGTCCTTGGCGTTGGCACCATTTGGTTGCGGCCTGCCATTTGGCATAGTTGATGGCCACCACAGCTCGATCACGGCTGTTCATTTTTGACTCAATTACACTTTGTTTTTTGGGTTTGATTTCGATCAGTTCGGCTCGCATGGTGTTGTTGCGAGTGCGATAAGTGATCAAAAAATCTGGCACATACACAGTTTGCTTGCCAGTTAATGGGTGTCTGTAGGGTATTTGTACTGCTTCGCTGGCCCATTGAAGCACAGCATCATTTGAGTCACAAAAGCGCATGAAGCTGAGTTCCCAACCGGATCTGTATCTTGGCTTGCCAGAGCCCACGTACTTGGCTGGATTCAGAATGTCATAGTATCCCTGTGCCCAACGAGCCATTACTGCACTACATTTCTAGCGGCATAGTAGTTTGGTATCACAGCCACGCCCACGCCTAACAAAGTGGCTCTGTTGCGAATGCTGTTGAGATAGTAGGCCATGTTCAAGTTTATACTCATTGAATTACCGACTCCGCCGCCGCTGGTTTGAAAAGTCTGTAACAGTGTCAAGGCCGGGATTTTGGTATCTTCGGCCACCTTGAACAAGCTCACTGTAAAGTTATCTGCAGCTTGCTTGGTGGTCATTATTGATCGAAAATAACTGTTGACCACATCATATTCGCCCACAGGAATGTCAACGTCATAGTCGTAAAAAGTATCAAAAACTCTTACTGTTTGATCAATTCGGTAGTTGGTATCATTAATAGTGGACATAATTATCTACCTGTGGTGTTGTTATTGCTAGGGCTCTGAGGGCTGGGAAAGTACATGCCGCTGGAACGACCAGGAATACTGCGTATGGCGCCGGGGATAGCACCCTGAATACTTTTGACACCTTGTGTGACTGCTTCGCTCTTGGCAATGCTGGCAATGTTTTTGCCTTTGAATGTGTTGTAGGCTGTGCCAGCTTTTTGTACAGCGCCAATGGCACCCCTCGAACCTGGTCTTGAAATAGGACTTGTAGTAGTATCGTAATGTGCAGGATCAGCAAAGCCTTGCACGTTGATGTCTGGACGTTGATTGCCCACAGCACCTGAATAGTATTTTACTGTTTCGTATGCAATGGTCATGGTGTTTTGCATTGTACCAGCACCTTCAGCATAAGAATATTGATCATGGTTGAAAGCGGTGATCACTGGGTTGATCAACACATATTCAGCAAACTTGTGTTGGTCCATGCCGTAGATACGTATGTCTCTAAAAAATGGCGGCTTGCCTGACGCTGAACTTGTGCCATCATTGAATGCTTCGCCGATATAGCCCCAGTCGTTGACATTGCCTAGTCGTTGGTTTTCGTAAATGTCTCGAGCATTGTAACCAAATCCTGATGATTTGTTGCCTGACTGCCCGAGACTGCCGTTGGTGCTGTTGGGTGCTAGATAGTTTTGGCTGGGATCTTTGTAGTAATAACTGTAGTAGTTGTACCACATGTTACGTACATTGTCGCCTGAGTCGTCATGAAATGTCAGTGTAACTGGTTCATAGTTGATCTTGGTCTGTACCACACGCTTGCGGTTGTACTGATTGAGAGTTTCCGTTGCGATACTATACTTGGGTAGATCCACTGTTTTGACCACCACACTGAGATTTTGTGCTTCTTGTGTGCCGATCACTTTGGAGATTGCCGGAATGTCTGAGTTGAGCGTGAAGCTCACATGAAACAGGAACTTGTAGCGTGGCTTGAGTTCAAATGCGTTGGTTGTGAAGGCTTTGCTTGCGTGAGTGTAATCACGCAAGCTGCTAGTGCCAGTAAAGCCTTGTAAAAATTGTTGGCCGAATGTTGGCATATTAGCCCACTAAGGGTTAAGCGCCTTGACCAGCACCAGTTACAACATCACCAACTGTTCTACCAATTGCTGTGCCAACACCAGTACCGTTAGGTGTTTGGTTAGCGTTATCATAGGCAATTGTCATGTTGACTGTGACACCTTCGTTGGTACCATAGTTCAGTTCGCCGTAGTCTGCAGCTTTAAGGTAGCAACCATACAATTCCCAAGTTTCAAGAACCACAGGAGTTGCGGCGCCATTGCCACCGTCTAGGATTTCAATCTTGGTCAGGAACTTGTAATCGATACCAGAAGCAGCAGACGCCATTTCCAAGAAGTCCATTTGCTTTTGCAATTGCTCGCCAATCAACTTGCTCACGCTGCCACTGGCATCGTCACGCACTGAGCAAGCAACGTCTGCCCATGAGTGGCGTCCGGCCAGTTTCAATGTTGAGTTGTAGATTGGCAACGTGATTTCTTCGAATGTCAAGTTAGGACGAGCCACGCTCACAACCTGCTTGGTTAATTCTGTTGTGGGCTTTGAAATGCCAAAATTTTCAAACATCACTCTAAAGCGATATTTAAGTTTTGGCATCAACAAGCCTTGTACGCTAGAGCTTTGATCGCTAGCTAAAGGTACTGTCATGCGCTGTAATGATGAAACTGCCATTTGTTATCTCCTATGTGTTTATTTACCTGGATTGGTAGGCGGTCGAAACCGCCGCCCTTTTTAACCTCCAGCGCCTCCGGCGATCTCACCAGTGTTCTTGATACGCAACGGAATATAGATAAATTCCACCGCTTTCACTGGTTCTATGGCAATATCAACCCACAGTTCGTTGCGATCGATACGTGCTGGTGTGTTGTTGCTCAAGTCGCAAACCACCAAGTAGTCATAGATCGCACGTTTGGCAATCAAGTCAATCATCAAACTGTTGCAAGTGTTGGTGATTTCATTGCGTGTGATTGTGTCGTTGGGTTCAAACAAGTACAGTTTGCCAATTTCTTCCAGGCGTCCACGTAAGAATGCAACCAGACGGGCAACGTTGATACGATCCAGTGCCGTAGTAGTTATGGTTGAAGTCTTGTTACCAAAGTTGGTGATACCAATTCCTGGAATAAACGTGATTGGGTTGATGTTGCGCTCATACAAGATATCACGTACACTTTGACTCACGCCAATTTGATTGAACTCACCTGTTGCGGCATCAATATAACCAATTGAGGCTGCATTGTCAATCACACCACGACGTGTGCCTGCTGGCGCCAGCCATGGGTAACTTGCAGCATCACTGCGCAGGATTGTGCGAACCATCATGTGGCTTGGAGGTTGAACAACTGTGTTGCCGCCAAGGTCAGTTGTCTGACAGCTTGGGTAGAACACACCGCAATAGTTGCTGGTTGCTGAATTTCCATCACCATTGGGTTGTCCCAGGCCATTGTTGTCGGTAGCAAATGCTACCAGGCTGTTGCCATCTGGTCCAAGACGCATTGGTGTGTCGCCCACAACAAACAGGGTGTTGTTGCGCTCATTGCTGAGTGCAATCATGTTTGGTGTCAACTCTGGGTAAGCAGGTGTAGCAATAATGTTGAACTGTGTTTGTTCTTCACGTGCCGTGACACTGGTATCAATGCCTGACTTGAGTTCTTGAATAATCAATTGACGTTGTGCCAAGCGACCTGACCACATGGCGCCGTCGTCTCTATTGCCACTGCTGCTGAGCCAGGTGTTCAGATTGATCAAGGCCCAGTATGTACCATTAGTAGGATTCTGATTGGCAGTAGGAGCCAAAATACACACATAGATGCCATTGTTGTAACTTACAAATTCATTTTCACCATAAGTCACACTGGCTGACCATACATCAATGGCATAGTCAGTGGCAGTGGTTGTGAAGTAACTGCTTTGGAAGCTCTTGACGTTGTAGCCCGACCGACGTGTGTTAAACAACAACATGCCTTGCGGGTACAGTGCTGAGTTAGGAGCATCTGGATCAAGATAATCACTCTCTAATAGATCTTCAATGCTTGGAAAAGGATCTGCCACAGGATCAGTTGTTCCGTTAGGTGCCCATCGTGCATCGGCAAACAGGATACCATTTTGTGTGACCTGATCTGTGGTGTCAATTTCTACCCATTGATCGAGTCCGCTCACACTTTCCCAACGATATAGTTTGGGATAGTTTTCCAAGTCTGATGTGTCTACCCACAAGTCGCCGTAGGCCAGGTCACTTTCGGCTGTGTCTGTTTGTGTGGTAGGTGCTGTGGCCGAAATAATAGGACCAGTAGCATTGCACAAAGTCAAGTCATTGCCGCGAACATCATTAGAGACCAATTGGTATCCTTGCCAGGTGCCGTTGTCCTGAATCATGATGTCCACGTCGTCAACTGCACTGTAGTACCAAAGTCTTCCATCTGCAGGATCTTGATCTGGTGCTGTTGAACTAGCTGTGTAGGTAAACAACGGATCACTTACAAAATTACTCAATACCAAAAAGGTTGAATTAAGTGGACTTTGACGTACTTTGTCCGTGGATGTAGTAAATCCTGCAGCTGTGACAGGAGTTCCTGTTACGTTTGACAAAAATATTGTGCCACCTTGACTGTGTGTGAACACAATGTTGCCTGCGGTGTTCACACTGGCTGACACATAAGGAACATTAGCGGCTGATACAGCCGCAATGAAATTTGCCACAGTGCCTGTGCCACCAATGGTGGCTGTACCACCATTGGTTGTTGACTGACCTGCAGCAGTGGCTAAAATTCCAAAACTATTGCCTACGGTGAATGATGCAGGCACAGTGGTTCCTGTAATTTCTGTTGCGCCAGTTGCATAACGATTTAGAATATCAAATGCAAATGTTGTCAGTGGAGTTGTTGAGTAGAAAAAACTATTGTAGATCACAAAACTAGTGCCTACAGGAATATTCTTGCCGCCACCAGTGGGGTCAAGAGCATAGATTGCAGGTGTGTCACTGCTGTATGCTGGCACTGTTTGTGATACAAACGTACCTAAAGCGGCACTGTATGATTTGAAACTCAAGTTCAAACCATTGTTGGCTGTGGAAAGATTTTGCCATACAGAACCTGTTGGACGACCACCGTCAGTGTCTGTGGTTCTCCAGCGTGGCTGTTCGTAACTGTAAGCCGGTTCATAATCAGGAGCTGCATACTCACCTGCGGTGATACCCAGTGCAGTGAGCAAGGCTCCACCGCCCACTGTGCCTGCATCAATTGTGACAATACCATTGTTGCTCAGTGTTGATCCATCATTGGCCGCAGTAGAATCTGCAAAGATACGCAACACATTGTTTGTGGCAGTGGCAGTAACACCTGTTATACTAGCTGAGTTGATGTTGGCAGCCAGGCCTGCCACAGTGGCTGTGGTCACAGTGATCAAGGTGTCATTGATGTAGATATTGTTGCCTGCTGTCAAACTGGTAGGAGCCGCAGATCCTGTGATTGTGGGCCATGAAGTTTTCCAGGCATTGCTACCAATCTGATTCCAGGTATTGTCGGATTTTTTGTAATAGCCAAAAATATTCGTGCCCACTGCTACCACTGCATAATCACCAATTGAACCAATAGAGGCCTTGGGAGTGTTTCCTGCAACTGTATCGTTGCCGCTCACAGTGTCTGTGGCGTCAGTGATCTGCAATGGTTCTACATTGGTAAATGTAGCGGTAGTTTGATCCCATTCAAAAATGCCCCAGGTGCTGACTGTGGTATCCAGCCAGTAGTCACCATTGGCAGGATCACCAGTTGGACGAGTTAAACTTGCAGTAAGTTCTGTTAGATCAACGTCAGCACGTTGTACATACGCACGGTTGGTAACACCCAGTGCTGAGTAAGCAGCCAACAAGCCATACTCGTTGAGTTCATAACCATTGATTGGAGTACCAGTTGTGGTGTTGTAGAAGAATGGCACACCAAAGGTGGCTGCCAAATCACGCTGACTGGTAATCAAATAAGTTTTGTTTGCATTAGCAGCAAGTGTACCGGCTGCCACGGTTATTCCGTCGCTGGATACTTTGTTTTGTGCTGTGGCAACCACAAAGTAAGGTACTGTGTTGACGGCTGAAGGGATATATTGACTCTCGTCAATTACTGTTACTTCTACGCCTGGTGATACTAGAGCCATAATGGATTCCTTTTCAAGTTGTAGATATTTATTGACGAATGCCAAAAACAGCGGAGTTGGGCACCCTTTGGCCAAGGTCCACCATAAATACGCCATGCAAAGACCCATCTGTCAGTCATGTCATCAGCGCCCATGTGCTGTAAACTATCGCAAAGAAGATGTCACCCACTATAGATCACGATGTGAAAACTGTACCAGGAAAGGCCGGGGACTTCGTCCACGAGATCCTCGTTGGAAAAGTGCTGGCTACAAGAAAAAACCCGCATGTGACAAGTGCGGATTCAAAGCCAAGATACTGACTCAGCTGTTGGTGTTTCATGTTGATGGAAATCTCAACAATTCAGAACAACGAAATTTAAAAACAGTTTGTCTTAACTGTGTTGAATTACTTAAAAAAACCGATGTTATCTGGCGGTCTGGGGATCTAGAGCCGGACTTGTGACCAGTGCTTTGACCTGTTGATAGAGATCATCTAGGGTGCCGTTGTTGTCTAACACAACATCAAATTTGGTACCCACCCAGGCAGTTTCACTGGCATGAATTTTTAATTTTTCTAATTTTCTGTGGCTGATTGACCAGGTTGAGTTGCCGTTGGCACCTTGATTTACACTCAGTGCGGCGTTGTACCACTCAGGTTCGGGTCCACGAGTCACTCTAATAACCTTACCGCCTGCGTTTTTAATAGCCAGGATTTCGTTGGTAAAACGGCAGTCACTAATAACAACATCATCCTGGCTGTGGCGTAGTTTGTTTTCTAAACTGGCAATCCAGATGTCATCGTGAAATCCTGCTCTGCACACTTCTGTGCCCCAGTATTGCAGGATCCAACGTGGTGTTAATGTGGGCATGTGCAGACGTTCTGCCCACCATGGATCCACTTGTTCACGCCATTCACGGGCTTGTTTTGTGCGCCCTTCCAGCATGGTTCTGTCCCATCCAAACACCTGGGCTACAGCATCTTTTAAAGTTGATGCAAATGATTCTCTGCGAAAATGATGCAAGTTTACCAGGTAATCAGCAATGGTATCTTTGCCAGAACCTATAAATCCACAAATGCCAATGATCATTTGAGTTCCTTTACATTGAGGTGTCGAAGTGTTGTTTGTAACATGCCAATCTGTCTACGGCAGTCTTCCAGTGCATGATGGCTGGTGACAGGAATAGGCTGTTCTGGCCATAAACTAAACACTGTACGGCTGTCACGCACCTGGTAGTATTTCCAAGGCAGTGGTTTGTTGTAGCTCTTGTAGGCATGTTCAAGAATGTTCATGTCATAAGTTGGCCCTTGGCTCCAGATCAGCTTGGAGTGCCAAACCAGCCGGCCTAGTTCGTCCAGTGCTTGGTCTAACGGGATACGATCTTGTTCCCCAAATGCTTCTTCTCTAGCATGGTCTGGTTGCGTGGCCCACCAGGCTATTGTGCCATCGTCGATAGAACGATTTTCCTGGCTTTCTAGAGTTACTCTAGCGTAGTAATGTCGATCGTAGTGGCCCGACCCAAACGGATCAAATGCCTGAGCTGCTATGGTAAGGATAGTGGTGTCGGGGCCTGTTGCCAAGCCCTCAAGATCAATCATCAAGTGCATTCAATGATTGTAACACAACTGCAATAGTTTGTCTAGTGTGTGTTAACCAATTACCCAGGTAAGTGGTTGACTTGCATCCACATACATTTTGAGTTGTTCAATTAGATCAGCCATGGCTTCTTTGGCTTCGGCTTTCATTGCTGTGCCGTTTAGGGTACCACCACCTTGTGGGCCAGCAATGGTGGCAAATTTTTCACGGGCTTCACCGATGATCATCTTGGAGTTGGCTACCATGTAGTCCTTGATCCATTGTTGGATTTGGTAGTCACTGAGTAATTGAATCTCGGGTTTGACTTGGTATACCCACAGCAACACGTTTTCACCGGTGCCTTTTGGATCACGGATCAGTTGTAGTTTTTTGGTTACAGGATTGAACGTATAATTCATATAAGCGCCAAACATGCGCCCAGCCAATTCAACATACTGTGAGTAGAAATCGTATGTGGCCAGTCCGCCTGCCACGTTAAAGTTCATAAGGTAAACGTTGATTGAGGCCTGTGCAAACGGATCAAAGTTTGATGCAAAAGGGCCAGTTGAATCGCCAAAAGTTCTACGGAATACTTGACGTACACTTGCAACTTCTTGGGGTAGGGTGTAGATGTTTACGTCTCGAATCAACTCCATAAAGATGTATGCTTCTTCGTAAGCATTTTCAGCACGTTGACGATAAGTGCCTATTGTTTTTTGATAAGCGGCTTCGTAGTGTGCAGGGTCTAATTCAAGATCAACTATTTGATCACCCAACTGAAGCTTGACATATTCTATTAAATCTTGCTTCAGTTGGGGTAGGGTATTTTCAGCCATAAGGGACTCCAGTCCCTATATTTACCAGGCTTTGAGAATGATCAGGTTCTCAGTACCACGGGTATTCCAAGGGGTTTCTGTAGTGGTCAGATCCTTGTAAATCTTACGTGCTGCTGGTTTGCCTGCGGCCTGTATGGCTTTGGTAACGTCTGCTGGTTTACGCACAGTTTTTTGTAGTGTTTCTACAGTACTGTATCCAATTACGCTGTTGTTCTTGACAGTGAATGCCTGTGTGTGGCTGTCTGCCACAAGGTGGATCAACTTGCGCTTTTTAGTGTCATACAACCATGCTTCTGCCTTGTCCACCAGGCTTGCGGCCGGTAGTCCTTTGAGTTTGAGTTCAGCAAATTCTACCACATGTTTGAACTTGGCCGCACGTTTCTCTGGGGGTACTGCTTTCACCTTGCGTGGCTTGCGCTCAACCTTCTTGATCTGTACATAAGCACCACAGTCGTTGACCACTGCTTCACAAAATTTTACACAATTACGAAGTTGAATTTTACTGAAATTTGAATATGCTTCCACAAGCATAGCATCCTTGCCTTCAACCACTTCTTCAAACTCTGCCAGTTGGCGTTTCCAATTGTCAGTAATAATTGATATCAATTGAGGGGCCACGTTCATGCCACGAATTACCATAATAGGTTTATAGTCTGCTGACATCTTGGCACCTGCCGACACAAACTCGTCGAACATGCCGTCTAATTCCCCGGCACACTCCAACACCTTTTCACGAAGTCGATCTTGGATATTGGGTCGAGCCACTGCATCTATGACCGGCGCAGATTCTACCTCAATCTCTTGTTTACTGGCCAATATTTCTTTTAGTAAGTTATCCAGTTTAATCTGCTCTGTCTCATTCAGTTCCAATCCCACCATGTTCATACGACACAACCATCCTGTGGTCAAACGTATAGAAGAGTCAGAGATATTTTTAAGAGCTCGCACATCTGCCTTGCGATCATGTGATTCCAAATAGTTTACAATCATGTCACGGGCATCTTTCTTGCCGTAGAAATAGTTGTACCATGAGAATGCTTTGCTCAGGGCACTGATACGATGTTCTGTGGGTTGTGTTTTCCACACAGGTTCTCCACCCATAACATTGGTGTCTGAACTACGGGGATTTAACAGTTTAATGGGTTTCACGCCGGCTCCTTTTGTATTAATGCAGTAATTATAGCAGTTCTGGATTTATTGGTCAACCTGCCCATAAATACAACATTATGCCACGCCTAAGTCTATACCGCCCAAATCGAACCCGCGATTATCAGTTTTTGGATCGCACCATCTCCGAAATGTACACCGTCGGGGGAATGGACATTTTTGTCCACAAATACGCTGGACCGCAGACTGGGGGCGAAGATTCTGCTCTTTCGGGCAATGGTGATGCCACACAGCCCGTTTACGATGCACTGAGTCCACTAAACATTCAAGACTTGCTGCTGTTAGAGAACCGAGACAGAGTGTATGATCAGGACGTTTACATCATGCGTGGGGTGTACACACACCAGGATGTGGATTTTGATCTAACACAATTTGGCCTGTTCTTGAACAACGATACCTTGTTTATCACATTCCACTACAACGACATGATTGACACGTTTGGGCGCAAACTCATGAACGGCGACGTGCTCGAAGTTCCAAACTTGAAAGACTACCATCCACTGAATTCAGCCATTCCGCAACCCTTGCCCAAGTACTATGTGGTACAAGATGCTGACTATGCCACAGAAGGCATGAGTCAAACCTGGATGCCACATACCTGGCGTGTGAAAGCCACGCCAATGACCAACAACCAGGAATTCAAGGACATACTCAAGCGGCCTGTGGTCAGCGAAAATATCTGGGACAACGGCAATTTCTACCCCACTGGCTGGGTCACCAATTCAGGTGACGTGTATTATCAGGCCAAACAGAACGTACCGGCTGGTACAGACATTAACAATACTACCTACTGGCAAGTGTATACACCGCTGACCCAAAGCGATGTGTTCAGTACTCGCACCAAAGACACCCAAATCAACGATGCCATACTCACACAAGCCGATGTTGAAGTTCCACTCAGTGGCTACGCTACCGATCAGTACTATGTGGCACCAACATTAGAAGATGGCAGTCCGGCCAACCCAACCACGTTGACCACAAGCGATGGTAATACTGTAGACGGCACACAAGGTGGTATGAGTGTTACCCCAAGTGGCCCGGGTTATACCAAAGGGTACCTAACTGGAGATACGGTGCCCAACGGTGCTCCTGTGGTAACTGGGGTTGCCTTCCCATTGGGTGCTGTAGACGGAGATTATTGTTTGAGATTAGATTACTTCCCAAATAGACTGTTTAGATACAATTCAACCGTGAACCGTTGGGCCAAAATTGAAGATGGTGTGCGTACCAATCTCAACAATGGATCCACCAACAATACTTTACGCTCGGGCTTTGTTAACAATACATACACAACACGCACCACAGACATGGGCAACATTCCAAGTCGTCAGAGTCTCAGTGAAGCCCTTAAACCACGTGCTGACAACGGGGATCAAAGCGGCAATTTGCCACCAAACCCGTACCCTGACACACAACCTGGACAGAAGTCGAGTTAACAATGCAACAATTTTTTTACGATGAACAGCTACGCCGGTTCCTGCTACAATTCACCAGAATTGTCAGCAACTTCCAAATTGAATACGGCAATGAAACTGATGGCGTTAACCAAGCCGCGCTGATACGTGTGCCTGTTCGCTATGGCGATGCCAGTCGCAACGCACAAGTGATCATGCAAGAGAACAGTCGCAACTCAATGCCAGCAAGTCCCTTGATGACTTTCTACATTTCAAGTTTAGACTATGATCGTCCGCGCATGCAAGAGCCTTACCATGTGAGCAAGGTAAATGTACGTCAACGCACATATGACAGTGCAACTGACTCCTTTGAACCCACGCAAGGCAATGCTTTTACCATTGAACGACTGATGCCTGTGCCTTACAAAATGGGTATTACCCTGGATATTTGGACATCAAACACCAATCAAAAGATGCAGTTGTTGGAGCAGATGTTGACCTTGTTCAACCCTAGTTTGGAAGTGCAAAGTACCGATAACTTTATCGACTGGACCAGCTTGACTGTGGTTGAACTTGACTCAGTTGTATGGACTTCGCGTACTGTTCCCATCGGCACTGACAACCCTATTGACATGGCCACAATCAAATTCAACATACCAATTTGGCTCAGCTCACCGATCAAGGTCAAGAAGCTGGGCGTGGTAGAACGTGTGATTGCATCCATGTATGACTCACAAGGTGATCTGAACAATGCTGTTACCAACAATGACTTGTTGTTAGGCACTAGACAAATTATTACTCCTTATAACTGGGCGGTGGTTCTCATTGGTAATAGATTGCAATGTTTACAACAACTATCAATCGTTGAAGAACCCAGCAATAGCACATTGACACCTACAGAGATTGTGAGTGACAGCAACCTGCTGTGGACCACAGTGATTGGCACATACGGAGTGCTTAGACCCGGTATCAGCCAAATTAGATTGGTCCAAGCAGATGATTCAGAGGTTATTGGTACTATTGTGTTAGATCCCAACGATGATCGGTTTGTGCTGTTTGATGTGGACTCAGATACTGCACCACAAAACACCCTGGATCCTATTGATGCTGTGATCAATCCCTTGGCAAGTGGTCCACAAGATGGTCTGGATTCAGCCCTGGAAGGGCAACGTTACTTGTTGACTGAAGCCACTGGCTCTGAAGACAACTTGAGTCCGGCCACTGCGTGGGTAGGCGCCAACGGAAGATCATTGATTGCTGATGCCAACGACATTGTTGAATACAACAACAACTACTGGCGGGTGGTGTTCAGAGCTGCCGGACAAGCTGGGGGTCAGTATGTTACAAACATAACTACTGGTATACAATACGAATGGAACGGTGACGCATGGGTGAAAAGTTATCAAGGAGTGTATCCGGGAGGAACATGGAGTCTAGTGCTCTAAAAGCTGTGGGCGTTTGGTTCCGGAGTATGGACACCGGCAGATATCTGTATCTGCTGCGCAATGACGCCAAGCATCCTGGCGCATGGGGCTTGCCCGGCGGCAAAATTGAAACTGGCGAAACACTACTAGGCGGCATGGAACGCGAGTGTATTGAAGAACTGGGTTTCTTTCCCACTTATCTGCGACTTATACCATTGGAAAAATTCACAAGTGCTGACTCAGCATTTGAATATCACACATGGGTGTGTGTGGTTGCTAGTGAATTTACTCCCCGACTCAACTACGAACATCTGGGCTATGCCTGGATAGACAAGGGTGCCTGGCCTCGACCCATGCATCCTGGTTTGTGGAACACCGTGAATCTTGAATCTGTACAAAGCAAAATCCTGCTGGTTGAGCAGGACCTTGCCAGTCGTTAAGCCTGGCTTTCTTGGAACTGTAGCTGGATCTCTCCAGTTGGGGTTGTTGCTGTTGCTAGATTGGTAATCTGCACCGCCAACACCTCTGGTCCATTAGGATAAGTTCCTGTTCCTGGAATTGAACTTGTACCAATCTGTTTAACTGAGCCCAAGTCCAGCACACCTGAGTTGGTTGTTGAGATTGGGATCGCAAACAAACGCTCACCTCCGGTCATCTCACTTGTGATAGCTGCAATGGTCATGTTCAAGTCATTGGCAGTGGTTGCACCACCTATGGTGTTGCCAAGGATTTTAATGGTGTCGCCCACAACATAGCCGTCACCGGCTACCTGAACAGTGATCTGTGTGGTTGTGGTTGAATACGCCGTACCTGCAGCAGTCAACTGCACAGTGATCTTGGCGTTGGCACCCGAACTTGACACGTTGACCGGAGTCAAGTTTCCAAAAGTTTTCTGACTACTAAACGTTGGTTTAACACCTGAGCGTGTCATACCGCCTGTGGAGTTGAACGGTGCCTGTGTCAAGCCACCTGTTGCTTCTGACGTGTAACGTGGCGCAGTTGAAAACTGCGAGAAGCTAGGCTGAAATCCGCCACCCGAGTTGTTGAGTCCTTGCCAGCTAGTGTTGGCCGAGTCAATGTTGTTGGGATTCAAGATGCCTTCAATCAAATAGCGTCCCGCTGTTACTTGCACGTTCAAGTTTGACAATGTCAACTGAGCGCGGTTGATAAGTTCACGATACCCCAAATCACCAATGATACCATTACTCACACTCGGTGCCAGGCGCATGACAAATGCCACTAATTTTTCACCAAGTACAGCCGGGAAACCGTAGTTGGTACGATTGAATGTAAACTGATAACCTTCGTCGTTGTCAAACCCACCATCCATGACTACCGCACTACCCCAGTGGTTGACCAGTGGTATGGCAGTGTTAGAAATCAAAATAACACCTGTGTTGTCAGCATGTGCAGTTGGCGAACTAGATGTATAGCTTCGGCTTTGGCCTTCTGCCCATTGTGTAAATGTTGCACCACGTGTGCAACCTGTTAGGTCGTTGCCTGCCTTGCCTGAGTATTTGATGATTTCACTTTCGATCATCACAAACACAGGATATGTCACACTGGCTGGTGGATAATCAGTTGCATCACGCAAGGTAATTGTGGTTTGACTATCGGTAATTGCCCCGCTGAGACCAGTCACTGGAGTTTCATTGATGGCTTCATAACGTGCTGGCAAGTTACCTGAACGCATGTAGGCTTCGTTGTTCAAGTTGTTGTTGGGTCTACGGTGTGCCATGATAAATTTGCCGTCTTGGCCACGGATCATCCACTGTACATAACCAGCACCATACCATGAGTATTCAATGCCATACATCTGCATCTTGCTTGCATCTAGAGTAAAGCCTGATGCGCCTGTGCCATCTAGGGGGTCAATATTAAAGTCTGCTTGACGCACACGGAGTTCGTTACGCAGGGCTGTTCTCACACGATTTTGATTGATAACACCGCGGAAGGCAGGCACAATTGTCATGCGGTTGTTGTCAACGATACTGGTAACAGTATGACTCATGCCTTTGATCACCAGCAGGTCACCGTTGTTGAGTTGGTCCTGGAAGCGGCAGTTGCCGTCGCCGGTCACAAGGTTAGATCCTGCGCCAACTGACACTAGACCAGCAACTTGGAATGTACTGGAACGTTGTACAGCATTTACTGTGATGCCGTTGTTTTCCCAGAACAGTCCGTTTTGATCATCAAAAATACCAGCACGTATACTTGCGCCGTGCCAACCAGTGACATTCAATCGAGGCTGTTGTCCCAGGGTAGGGGTTGTGCTTCCCAGCACTGCCTGTGCCGCTACTGTAAAGCTGGTGTCTGACACAATTGAAGTTACAACATAATTGGATTGGTCGTAGCCCGATGTTGTGACCCCTGTAATGGTCACTGTGGCACCGGGGTTCAGGCCGTTTTCAACGTCTGTGGTCACAGTGATAACACTTGTAACTATGGTACCGGCTGCGCTTAGTGCAGTGATGTCAAATGTTGGGGCCATCACTGTACCAGTGGAGAACAAAATGCCCTTACCAGATTGATAGCGGAAGTATTTCTTGGTAACACGAATTGCACTTGCACCGCGAGTTGGCGTGCCTGGACCCATTAAAACACCACCATCAAATGGTCGCGGTATAAATGCTGCGTTGCTTCGTACAAATGCTTGACCAGTGATACTGCCACTGACCGCCGCACCAGTTTTGGCTTGATATGTAAATGTTGTTGTGCTGGGTATGCTGATAATAGTGAATGAACCTTCAGCGTACTCATAGTTGGTACCAGCGGCCAAGTTCATCAAGATTGGGGTGCCTGGCACAAGACCGTGAGCATAAGTTGTTGTCACTGTGATTGTGCTTGGGTTGTTGCCGTCGCTCACAATACTTGCTACATCAAAGTCAGCACCGGTGTATGGGAATGCCTGACGAATAATTGAGTCTGTTTGATTCAGTGGATACCCTGGGGCCAGGCTTGGACTACGACGTGGGTAGTAGAAGAAGTTGTTGGTGTTTGCTTGGAATACCAGGCCAACACCTTCTGTGTTGGAGTTGTTGGTATTTTGTGTACTCACATACTCATTGACGTCAAGTGCTGTGTCGCTTTGATTCACACCCACTTGTGGAATTGTGTTGGCGCCTGTGGCATAGAACATGCCAGTCATACGAACCATTGCAGATCCTGCTCCTGCAGCTGTCAATGCAGTGGTATTAAATTGTCCACGAGCAATTGTTTGAGTACCGTTTACTGCTGTACTGATCACTGTGTGTTGTACCAATTCAACGTTGGCGCTGAGTTTTTGTAGTACTGTGCCAGTGACATAGGCATTGGCAGGGGTGCTGTTGTACCAGCCGCGATTGAGTTGAAGTGTGGTTCCATCCGTTACTGATTGAACTTGTGCTATTTCCAAGGTGCTGACAGGGTAAACAGGGTTGCCAATAGAGATATTGCCGGCTGCACCGTTGGTGTTGTTGGTTTGACGAACAACTGTGAGTGCGTTGCCAGAAACGTTGGTAACTGCCATTGTTTCATAAGTGTTTGCAGTGTCTGTCAGAACAATCACGTAATTTCCATCCACAATACCCGCCGCCGACACGTTGGCACAGTTGACTGTGGTGGTAGCGTTGCTGGTAATGTTGGCAGTTGCAACAGTAGTTCCACCTGTGGTTGGACGACCAATAATCAACACGTTGTCACCGGCTGAGATACCACTTGATGTGCCAACAGTAAATGTACGTTCAGCTGAGCTGTTTACGTTTGCAGTTAAAAAGGTACTGGTAAGTGGTGTGGCGTTGCCTTGTGTCTGACTGATCAACAAAGTAAAATCATTGGCCACCCACTGTGGTGTTCCTGGGTTTTGCATTCTAACCGCGGTGTCAACGTTGGATGTGATCAAGTCGTCCCCGGCCAACAACGAAATATAACCGTTGGTGTTGAAGACTATGTCTGCCCCAACATCTTCGTAGAAGCTGGGAATGTTGTTTGTGGTTGAAACTGCTTCCCACTTGGTGTTTTGCAAACCATATTCAAAGTCAGCGTCAATCAGAGATTGTGGATTTGAAACACGTTCACGGCCAATGGCATCCATGCCAAAGTCCCAGGGTATGGTTCGTAGGTCACGGTCTTCAACGTAAATTGCCAGTTTGTCATTGGCCGACAATCCAGACGTATTATAATTCAAAGTAATTGTGGTCACACCAGCGTAGGCTGCAGGAAACGTGGCTGTTACTCCAGCCGCCCAGGCAACTGATCCGCCCAGTGTGTTGTCAGCAAAGTTGTAGATCGCAGTGTTGGTTGTGGTATCGTAGATAGCCAGGATGTCAGCCAGGTTGTATCGGTCGGGAACCTTTACAGTACCTAAACCAGCTGTGCCTGGTGAAAACGCATACTCGTATAATCTTTTTCTTGCCATCTTTAAACTCCAAAAATAATTTGAC